CATTTATTCCCCACCCGCATAGCAGGTGGTTTTATGTTTCACTCGCTTTGCGAGTGAAACTAGGTCTAAAGACAATAATAAGAGAAGTCTTGAGTTGTTCCAATCAAGTCTTCTCCTTTAAATATAATGAAATTGGCTGTTTGTCGATGTAAACACTGCATGGAATATTTATCAAAAATATAGTTAATTTTCCCTTTTTTAGCATCCACAATTTTTGTTTCTAATTGGACTGGATATTTCCCACCTACAACTGATTCAAAATATACCTTACATTCTGATAAATCGTAGGGAAGACCATTTTCAACTATAGTCGCTTCCATAACCTCTGTATTCTTATTGCCTTGTCGAACTTGAATCATCCCCACATAATTATATGGTTCTGTTGTACTTAAAACGACATTCCATTTACTCATAGAATCACCACCTTAAAATTGGATATAATTTCTTGGATTCTCAAAATCAACAACTGGCTGTGGCCAATAATTTTTCATAATTTGAAAATGTAGATGTTCTCCTGTAGATGGACCAGTTGTTCCCATCAAGCCAATTTGAGCGCCTTTCTGGACTTTTTGTCCAACAGAAACATCAATACGAGACAAATGAGCATAACCTGTCCACTTCCCATTATTATGTTTAATAACCACGTAATTACCATACCAGTCATAATAATTAGCACCAGCCTGAACAACTTCCCCATCTAATGCTGCAAAAATAGGTGTATTAGGATTTCCATTTACAAGATCAATTCCATTATGAAATTCTTGACCGCCATTTATTGGACTTGTTCTCCATCCACATTCTGAAGTAACTGTCACTGGTTTTTGAATTGGACAAATGAAATTCCCTCCAGGTTCTGGACTAGTTAATCCATGTAATTTGTTATACCAAGATTGGGCATAATTTTGGCGTTCTGGATGTGCAGAAACTGGGCGTTCGAAGTTCATTTCAAAAGCATACGCTGCACTTTTGGCATCATTGATCGATTTAAATCCTGATACTGTGGTTGGATTTACTTTTCCGAGCCATTGACCGTTGAACATACACCAATCTAATAATTTTACTTGGGCTTCAATACTTCGATAATCTTCTTGAATCCCTGCGGTGTTCATCAAACGCTGAACATACTCTCGTCCGTTCCAAGTTGGTGATCCGACTAACGGATAAGCAGAACCATCCCATTGAACAATCCCATAAGCTGGACCACCAAGTTGTTCTGTATCAGGGTTCATACTTGCTCCAACCTCCCCCTGAATATTTCCTAGAATACCTGCAGCTGCATATTCAGAATAACCACGAGCTTTCAACATTGTCCAAATTTTCCATGCTCTTTTTTCAGCTTCCGTCGTCAATTGAGGAGGGATAGTTCCAGGATCACTTCCTCCACTTCCACCTCCATTCTTATCAATTTTTACACCATTCACATAAAGCTCGCTTACATCTAACCGACCACTTATAGAGGTTCTGCCAAGCAAATCTATACGATCATTAATTAAAAACATGTTTTTTTTACCGATAATTATCCCTTTTCCTTTAGCCGAACTAATAGCAACTGCTTCACCATCAGAATTTAAATTAATTTGTAGTGCTTTACCATCAAAATCTGCATACACAGGATTTCCTTGAGAATCCATACCAACAACTAAGTCAGGAAACTGATTACCTTCAGTTCCCATTGTTCCGATAGACCTGTTACCATACCAGAACTCCATACCTTTTTTTGTTAACTGCATTATTTTTTGATTTTTATTTCTAATTTCCAACAATCCATTAACAAGGCGTAGAACGTCACCAGTTTTATTAAAAGAATTTTGGAATACATCGGCTTTAATAATTCCTGTTTGAATAAAATTAGCATTAAACTTACCATCTAAAGTCCATGCGGTATCAAATGGTCCTTGCCACCCTTTTGATGAAAAGCCTATTCCGCTTTTGTTTATTCGTAAAACAAGTTTTGCTTCTTCTAATTTAGGATGATCACAAAAGAATAAATCAGTCGGTCGATTCTTAGGCCACCATATAACATGACCCCCATCATTACCAGAAATAATATTGGTGACTACATCAATAAAATCACTTGCATATTTTTTACCTGTATACCCTTTTAACGTATTTGATATTTCTTGTTTCTGTTTCTCAAAGAAGGTATATTGTGTATCGCCGGCTTCTAAAGATTCAACTCGCTCGTTTAAAGAATCATAAATTACTTTAGTTATTTGAGCAGTAATATTAATCTTAAAACGTTCATGAAAAATATCAAATGTATCAAATAATCCAACTTCACGAAATTTTTTAAATCGTTTTGCTAAAGCTGTATCTTCCATTTTTCGAATGTTCAATTCAATAGATATATTTGGTTGATCACAATTAGGATTAATGGAACTAAAATATTTCTTTGATACTTCATTTAAACTTTTTTGATCTGTAACACCTTGATCTTCTGTAAATTGAACATATTCTGAATAAATCTCGCCATCATACTTATTGATATTAAGTGAATCTACTGGATTTCCAAATATACGTTCTGTTTCCCCTTCATTATTTTGAACATCTGCATAAGGAAAAATTCGAGTTAGTAACCCATCAAAATTAGTTTCAACTTTCAAACCAGTTAAATTTTTTCTGTATCTAAAAGTTGTCACATGATCTCTACCTCTTCGGTTTAATAAAGATAATTTGAATGGCTCATGTTTCATCTCTCCACCAAATATTTGGTTTAAAGACCCCTCTATTCCCTTAATACATTTTAAAGGATTGGATACTTCGATACTTATTGATCCTACACGAGTAATATCACTAAACAAACGAATATCACTAGATTGATCCATTGATTTTTCTAAACACTTCATTGCTTCTTGACAAGTAGCTCGCTCAAATTCTAATTTCTTCACCGCACGATTTCCAAGTTTCATAGTTCTAGATTTTCCGTAAACATATAATAATCCTGTAGCCATATCTTTATAATGATTGTAAATATAAAAAATATGAAAAGCATCCGTTGCGTTAGGTTTACATTTGATCTGATAATTATGATCTTCTAATTGACTTGAAAATTTAGCATTGATTGGAAAACTTAATTCGACAGTATAACTGCCATTTGCTTCCTCTGTCACTAGACATTTTTTACAATCAGATAATATGCCAATACCTCCAGCGGTAAAATCTGTGTCTGTAGGACTATATAATACTGGTTTCATATCTTAGTTTGCCACCTCGGTTCAATAACAATCTTTTTTACATTGCTATTCCAAATAATCCGATTCTCACCAGAATCTAAATAAGGATAAACTTGGTTACTTAACAACTTCTTATGTTCATTTACTAAAACACCATCTACCTCACGATAAGTTTCCATCACATCTGGATCAGAATCGATTGTAATATCTGAAGTTACATTGGAACATTTTGTCTCTCTTCCATTAATAGAAATTGTCACATTGCCTGATCCATATATTTTAATTTTGGGATAAGATGGATATCGTTCTGGATTATAAATTGAACCCTGTTTTTCTAAGATAACAGGGTTCATTCCTAGAACATTTTTTTTGAAAGGAGCAATACTTAAATCAAACGAAAAAGGAACTCCTCTTAATGTATGAAAAGTTCCTTCAAAATTTGGTTCATTTATTACAATCGCTTGATAAATATATATCGGATCCCAATAAGGTACAAAATCTACATATTCTCCTTTTGTATCCAGTGCTTCTGTAATCAAATCTTCATAATATTGAATGTGTTCCAGTGTAGGTGATAAATAAAAACAATTTAAAGTTTGTTCAACATTTGTATAGTAACCACCATCGTTAACTGCTAACTTATTTAATCCAGAAACTTCTTCTAAATTAAATACCCTTTTAGCTTTTTTCTTTTCTGGTCTCTCACAAATAAATGCATTAAATTCTTTACTCCAATGATTTCCGAGTTTAAACCAACCATCAATCATGATTATCACCCACTAAATTCATTTTTATTTTTTAAATCAACAAATTTATACATCAAATATTCAGCAATTTGATCTAATGTTTCTTTTGGTAAATTACCATAAGCTGTTAAATGTAAATGGATTTCATCTGTGGCTTGTTGTTTAGATAAACCTATATCTACAGCTTTTTGAATATAAGCCATTAGCTTATCTAGAGGCGCAATAGCTTCTTTACCAGCTTCACCGCCACCTAACAATTTATTTCCAGAAGCGCCAAAAATTGTCGGTTTAGTTAAAATCCCACCATCAGCAAACCATTTTACGTCAATCCCTGATGGATAAGAAAATTTTTTACCAAATATTTTATTAGAACTCCATTTCAAACTAAAATGGGGCATTGGTGGAAGTTCAATTTTAGGAATTTTTAATTTTAAAAATTTAAACAATTTTTTTATTGCGTTTAATTTATCATCAAAAGATCCGAACATAAAACTAGTAAGTGTTTTTACAGAGTTAGATAGTATCTTAAATGTTGCATCTGCAGGACCAGAAAATTGTGCCCAAAATTTTGACCACCATTCTTTTAGCTTGTTCCATTTATCAGAAAACCAATCAGTAATGGAACCCCAATTTTTTATTACTGTTATAGCTCCTGCTACAGCAGCTACAAAAATTCCTAATGCTACAATAACTGGACCGCCAACTATCCCTGCTAAAGCTCCCATAGCAACTACAACCCCAGTAATAACGCCTATTAGTGTACCTATTCCTAAAAAAGCTACAATAAAGGTTTTTACTGGACCTGGCAAATTTTGAAATATCTTTAAAATTTTTGTTAATGAATCTAACAGAGGTACTAAAGCTATTGCTAGTTCTTCACCTAATGGAGCTAAAGCTAACTTCAGCTCATTCCATGCTTCTTGCATTTTTCGACTAGTTGTAGTGGTATCATTATTTAATTTATCTGCTGCTCCTTGAACATCCTCATAGCCACCTTTAACACTCATTAGAGAAGTTAATACTTTTAAACTGTTATCCTCTCCTAAAGCGCTCCAAACAGTAGATGCTAAAGATAACGCTTCGGTTTTATTTTCCATCTCTCCTAAATCAGTAAGGAGCGACTGGATAACTTCTGCTTGAGAAGCTCCACCACTCTTATATGATTCAAATAACTCTTTAGATTTTTGAGAAAATGAATCAATATTTTCTTCTATACGTCCATCAGTTAAAGAAATTCCTATTTCTTTAACAACATCATTCACTTTGTCTAAATTATATGCTCCATTACGAGTACCATTCTCTAAAATTTGGAAAGTTTCTGAGGCGCTAAAGCCCATTTGAGACCATAACTGTGAGTATTCAGCCATATTATCTCCAACTTCATCTGCCCATGTACTGCCATTCCTTTGGAGAGCAACTGTGATCATATCCAATGCTTGTTTACCAGTAATTCCGTAATTTTGTTGCATAGCTGCAACTCCACGAATAGTTTCTTTTAAATCAACTCCAAAAGTATTTTCTAAAACTTTCGCATCTTGAACCAATTGACTCAAATCTTGGTTACTCATATCGCCAAGGTTTTTAGATACTAAAGCTACCGCATCTGCAGCATCATTCATGTCATCGAAAAGTCCACTACTAAAAATATCTTTTAAAGCTTGTTCGTATTTTTTTGAGGATTCTGTTCCTGCGACTCCCATAGAAGCGTTTAATTTCTTTTGAGCATCTTCTACTTCTGTAAAAGCTTCAATAGTTTTTCCAGCCATATCTTTGGCTTTATCAGACATTTCACTTAGAGACTCACCAGCATCCAACAGATTGCCTTTGTCGATTTTATCGTCAATTTCTTCTAAAGTGTCACCTATTTTATCTAAAGCATCATCTGCTTTATTAGCATCACTTTTTAAACTATTTAAATCAGAAGAAACCTTTTGAACAGAATTTCCATCATCAATTGAATCGAGTGCTTGTTTCATTTTGTTGATGTCTGCTGTTTGTCCCAATGCAGCTCTACCAATTTTATTTAATGCATCTTCAAGTTGAGAGGAATTGGCTTTTCCTTCTTTGATTGCTGCCGTTAGACGTGTTCCTAAAACGTCTGAAAAATCATTGATATCTGTTCCTGTAGCTTCAAAAAAAGTGGATAATCGCTGTGTATTTTGAGCAAGTTTTTCTTGTTCTACTCTCATACTCGATAATTGCCCTTTAAAACCATTTAGAGCACCTTCAGTGGCTTCAATTTCTCGCTTAAACTTCCGATATTGTTCCTCACCAATTTCTCCTGATTTAAATTGCCTTTCTACATCCGCTTGAGCGCCTTTCAGTGCTTCCAATTTATTGGTAGTTAATTCAACTTGTCGAGAAAGCAATTCTTGCTTCTGTGAGAGTAATTCAACGTTATTAGGATTTAGTTTTAACAAACGTTCTACATCTTTCAATTCTTTCGATACATTTGTCGATTGATTAACAATATCTTTCAATCCAGATGTTACGCCTTTAGTATCTGCATCAAGTGCAATTGTAATTCCTGAAATTTTCTTTTTAGCCATCCATCCCCCTCCTTTCTAAAATGCATCAAAGTCTGCTTGAGTCGCTTTTCTAGTTTTAGATTTTGTAGATGTTTTTTCTTGATGATTATCTATCCATTCTTGAACGAAATCTAAGCAGTCACCTATTTCCATTAACTGCATTTCTTCATTTGATAAACCTACTTGTTTGCAAATAAAAAGAAATGACTCCGTAGTAAGTGTTTCGTCACTAGAAGCCATTTCATCGTTTACTTTTTTTTAGTTTGTATACTATGGGAAATCAACTCTTGTAATTCTCCAGCAAAGTCTGCTAATGGTAAAGAATCCAAACTTTCTAACCAAGTGATTGGATCAGGAATAGTTGAATCTGCCGCTTTAGCATAAGTCCATACAAAATTATATAAAAGGGTTAATTCTACCCTTTTCAAATCATCATATGAAATATCATTTAAGTTAAAACTACCATCTTCATTTTGATTGTCTAAAGCTTTCGCTAAAGTTAAGAGGTCTGCAAAAAAATCACTTCCAAATTGCATCTTATACCGCAAAGGTGTTGCAGCATTAGAAGCTAATCGAATTTCAGTAGCACCAATCTTAATTGTTTTTTCCATAATTAAGCAACTGCTCCTTTTTCATAAACTTTTGTAAACCATTTGTCATAAACACCAGACGGAGTATCTGGTCTTGTTTTAGTTTTTACAGCTTTATCAGAAGGCCGTGGTCCGGCACTAAATGTTAATTCTGACGTATTTGGATCTCCTGAATCCTTAGTTGTCGATCCTACCGTTGGACGGTTTGCTGTACAATAATACAACACATGTCGAGTTGCTGTTTTATCTCCTTCAAATTGGAACATTAGAGCAAAAGGAGAAGTTTCAGCATTCGCATACTCTGTTTGAACTTTATCAGTATCATCTACTTTTTCTCCCAAAATATCTACAGCAAAATCTTCGGGAATTCGAGCGCAGGTATAGGTTCCGTCGTATCCTTGATTGTTTGGAGAAGTATAATAATCAACATTATCTGCTTTAAACTTAATCAGATCTCCAGAAGGTTCAATAGATAATTCAATTGCACCAGGAAAACGAACCGGCGTTCCATAAGTAATTTCTCCCGTTTCTAGATTTAAAGTCGCTTTAGCATAATAAACATTTTCCAATCCAAACTCTACACGATTCTTTTCAGCACTTACTGCTCTTTCTTTTTGTGCCATTTCTTTCACCTCTATTTTAAATATTGATTTCGTATGCTTTTAAATACATTTGTTCGGATGACAAATAAGTTTCATAAGTATCAAAAGGAATTTTGTTTGTACTAAGTAATTCCTCTAATTTATTTTCTTCACGAATATTCTTGGTATTTGTATATAATTCAACAATAACTTCCGTCTTTTTGAGAAATACCTCATTATCAGCATAAAAATTATCACTTGAATTTTCATAGTAAAGTAAATAGGGTAATTCTGGTACTTGCCCTGGTTTCCATTCACGATAAGAAATAGGTAAATTCATTTGATTCAGCAATTGTTTCAATTCAGTTAACAACATACTCATTTCAACCTCCTAATCAACTCTTTTTCTAACGAAGAAATGGCCTTTTCTTCTGCGATAGCTATATGAGGTTGCCCTTTTACTTTCCCTATGGTTCGTCCGCCTCGTTTTAGAGCGTGACCATTTTCTAACAAGTGTGTTAGCCGATAAGTAGGATCTTTTTGAAAAACAATTTGTCCAGTAGGACCTTTCTTTCTTTTGGTCCAATTACGTGCATATTTTCCAGAACGTTTTGGACTATTGCTCTTTAATTCCTGAACAGTTGATTTCGCCACAAGCTCTGTTGCTTCCCCTGCTTCTAATTCAACTTCTTTACTATATGATTTAACTACATTAGAAATTTCTTTTGATAATTCGCTAATGTGGATTGAATTACTCATTTCTATCACCTAAATTCAAACGGCAAATAACTTCTAACTCTTCATAATTTCTTTGATATGTTCGAATAATTTTGTATTTATTTCCTTCGAATTTAAGGTAGTTTTCTCTAGAATACTCATAAGGATGAATAATAAACAAATGAATGTTCTCTATACCATTTTGTCCAGCCTGATAAAATTCGCCTCTACTTACATTATCCTCGTAAGCCATTACTGGATTTTCTTTGTATTTAGCTATCTGATTTCCTATTTCATCACTAGTAAATCCATCATTTTCAAGAAGAAAAATATCTAAATCCCATGTCTTATCCATATTTATCCCTTCTTCATCGAAAGTACTAAATTATGCAATCTAAATTGTAAATTTCTTGGCATAACACCTTCACCTCTCGATCGATATCGCCAAGCTGAATAATCAACAATAAACATGATATGAAGATCATCATTATTATCAATTATAATTCCTTGTTCGCATTCTAATTCACTAATCACACTGTCAATAATTGATAACAAATACTCATTTCGCTTATCTGTCATGATACCTAAATTTACTTTTAATAACTCTAAAATTTGAGTATTCATAGTCGTCTCCTAATAAGAAAAGAGGAAACTAGTCTGTTTCCTCTAATAATGTTAATAACTCTTTTTTGCTCGCATTTGATTTATAACTAATATTTTTTTCGTCAAGAATATTTTTTAAATCAGGAATCGTGAAAGACTCGTAACTATTTTTTGCCAGTCTTGACTCTGGCATCGTTACTCCCCCACTGTATCTAATGTTACTTCTACAAACGCTTCAGGCACTACTGGTTTTCCATCATAACGCCCTAAACCACGAACAGCTGTTTGATCTTCCCTGAATTTATAATGACCTGACATATCTACACGAACCGATTCACGTTCTACCAAAGTATATTTATCAAACACTCCAAATAAGATTTTATCTTGAGGTAAGTAATTATTGAAAACTACTTTTAATCCTAAGAAGTTAGGTTGTGCTAAATTAGGTAATTGAACAACATCGACTCCATTAGAATTTACATGAAGCGTTAGCATAGCAATTCGATTATAGTAAGTTTGACGATGCATAACAGCTACAATCTCACCAGTAGCATCTTCCCCAGTATCAATCAATCCTAACACTGGAATTAGTTCTTCATAAGTTGGTTTTTTTGTTACTTTATTTTTGCTAGGAATTTTAGGAAGAATACCATCAGGTTGTTTATCATCTTTTCCTGTACCAGTAACAATGGCTTTATCCAACCCTTTTGCAATAGATCGTGCAATTCGTTTCGTTAAATAATCATCTAAATTAATAACAGAATCCTCTAATAGAGAATTATCAATATAGACAATTCGACCAATTTTGAAACCGTCAAACTCAACTGCAGTTAGTTTAGAATCATCATTTTCTGGTAATGCTCCTCGCATTTCTAACCAAGTTGCTTCACTAGTATCTACATCTAAAATTAATTTCACACGACCTTTAGCAATCACTTTGTCAACTAATGGATATAGCGTAGTAAAATCACCAATACGCTCACGAATACGGTTGACAATGACGTCTGGAATGATTAATTCTGCGCCACTTGGTCCATCTGGCAAAACTTGACCATTTGCACGCATTTGAAGTCTTTCGCGTAGTTCATTATAAAATTCTTTCACATCTGAACGTTCATGATAATCTGTATTAGTTTTTGCTCTGGTATTTTGTTTTACTGCCATATCTCTTTCCTCTCCTTTATTTGAAGGTTTCTTTTCATTCAACTGTGTTAATTCTTCTTCCAAAGAATTGATTTCTTCTTCTAGTTCTTGGATTTGTTGATCATGAGGTTTTTTTTCTTCATTAAATTTATTGACCTCATCTTCCACTACTTGTTGTTCTTCGTCTGTTTTAGCTTCTTCAATGGCGGTTTCTAACTCTTTTTCTCGCTTTTGAAATTCAGCATCTTTTTCTCTTAATGAATTAAGCATTTCTTTTTTATTAGTAATTTTTCTTTGTAACATAATTTGTTTTAATGCCATGACTATTTCCCCCTATTTTTTAATTGATCCAATAAATTTTTACGCCACTGCTGCGTCTGTTTTTCACGATATTGCTCTAGTTGATTGTGCCTAGCTTGTACTCCTGTGTCTTCATAAGCAGGAAATGTTACTACAGAAACTTCATGAAGATCAATTTCTTTTAACAACCACTTCACCGTGCCATCTTCTCTCCAATCAGTTTCTTCATTCAAAATGTTAAAACCAAATGAACATTGATCCACGTCACCACGTTTTACACGTTCATATAAATTTAAAGCATCTGAATCATTTTCGTTTATGGTGATCTGTCCCCATAAGCCTCTAGAATCAACACTTAATTTCAATGTCCCTGACTTGTTCCTACCTAAAACTAGAGTAGTTTCATGGTTTGTTAACGCTCGTATATCATTGCTCAAAGAGCTGTTGAAAGCTTCTGGTGAAATTTCTTCAAAAGCGCCTGGCCAAAGCTCTGTTTCTTGATTAAAAACAGCAAAATAACCTTCAATAATTTTTTCTCCTGTTGTTTCTTCTCTGGTAGAAAAATTAGTGGCCATGGAACGTGTTTGATTTTCTTTTACACTCACTCAGAATCACCACCCTTTAATTTATTTTGTTCTCCAATCATTCCTTGAGGAATAAAGTTTTCTAAGATAATCAGATCATCTAATCCTTTTTTAGGAGAATCACCTATCATATTCAAAACATCATTTCCTGTATAGATTCCTCGAATATATAAATTCATCCCAATTTCTGCTAATTCTTTAATATCGTAAGCCATTAAACTCTTAGAATTACATTTGAAATACCAATTTGGATTTTCAAGAAGCCCTTTAGTCAGTGTTTGTTGAAAAACATCTGCAATAGCTTTAATTCTTGTACGAACGAAATTGTTATACTCATCTTTATCAAAAGTACCTACTCCTAAAATAAACGCAGGTACATCTAGCAATGCTGCGACTGTTTTCTTATCGATTTCTACAGATTCATTGATTGCAATATCTTTTAACGATAATGGTTTTACTTGTTGTACATCCAATAGCTCTGCAGGAATAATCCATGGCTCTCCTGGTCGAGATTCACCTAAATATTTGTCCTTGATTTGCTGTCTCCCAGCTTCACTTGCAATACTTTCATTCATTGCATCAACCTTTACAATGACATTGGGCATATATTGACCACTCATGAATGATTTTTTAGTCGTATTTGCTTGACGTAAATTATGAGTAACATCTCGTAGTTGAATCCTATAACCCGTTCCTCTCCATGGTTGTTCTGGATCAGGATTGATTGCAAAATGTAAAACTTCATCTGGATTATAAGTTGATGCTCCATATTTAATTTGATATCCTTCATCCAGTTCTATAAAGCTTACTTTGGAAGGCTTTAGTGGTTTCAATTCATGAATAAATCCATCTCTCATTTCTGGAAATACAATCGCATTTCCATCTCCTGGAAGTAACATCGAATACACAATGTTATAGACCCAATTCTTTCTAGTCATATAAGAATAAGGTTCAATATCGATTTTTCTAGATAATTCATTTTTAATACGAATATCTCCACTATCTGAATTTTCCATTAAGTGAATCGTCATTCCTGATACTAAATCAGCAATTTTTTGACAAGCTGTTTTTACTTCTGGATTATCAGACAGTCGAGTATAACCTGGAACTAATACTTCTCTTGCAATATCTGACATAAAAAAACCAACCGTAGGATCACTTGATCCTGATGGTTGGGGTTCTGACCGTATTTTATTGGCTTTTCTTCTTTTTTTAGACAAAGGAAATCACTCTTTCTTCTTTTAATATTTACGATTTAACCATTCTGTGCCAACATTACCAAATGCCATATCTTCTAGCATCTGGCAACAGCTAAATACACTTGCATCAAACAAATCAACACGCTGAACTCCGCCGTCACCATCTAGTTTATCGTACTGAATCATATCATCTGTTTTTTCAATTGCTCGCACATTCTGAACACAATATTCATAGGCATCGGAATGTAAGTAATAGAACTGTTTATTTTTGACTTTTACCTCGATATGACGGAAGCCTTCTGATTTCTTATAAAAGTATTGTGGTTGATCTTTAATTTTAAATCCTGCTTTTTTCATTTTAAAAAAGAACTCTCGACCAAACTTTTTATCAAAACCAACAAGTTTAATTTTGAAGCCTTTTTGTTTCATAGAAATAAACCAATTAACAATATCATCATGTAAAACGGTAGGAGTATTACTCATTGTGAGCCAGCCATCTTCTTTCCAACCAAACAATGGTATTCCATCTTCTTCTGCTTTCTTTACAGCAGCTAATTTAGGGAAGAAAGCATGAGTAATACAGATATCTACTCCTTTATACGAACCATACAAAGCACCTGCAGTTAAATCATGTAGTTTTGATAAGTCCGCACCGCCGTACCAAACAATTGGTAATTTTGCTAGATCTTCTAATGTCCAATCATACTGCATATCAGAGCTTCTAAATTCATTAATATCGAAATAGGCATCCATTGCATTGGTGAATACATTCAACGTTTTATTTAAGAATTCTGCTTTTAATTGTGGTTCATTCATTGCTTGTGAGGCATCATCTAATAGTTCATCCAAAGTGACTGTCACATTGATAGAAGGAGTACACATTTCTAACACTTCTGGATCATCAATTGTAGTGATTTCTCCTTTACTATTTAGAATATTACCTTCTTCGTCTTGATCTGCTTTGCAAATGAAAATGAAATAGGAATCATATGCTGAATCAGTAATTGAACCATTCAATACCTTTTGTAATGTTTTTAAACGGTTAGCTAGAAAACCGTCAGGAATATCTCCTGCGGTTGAAATTCCTATTAATAATTTATTCCGATATGCTTTCATTGCATTTTTCATTAGAGTATATTTTTTAGCTCCTGCTCTTTTCCAAGAATGGAGTTCGTCTAATACTAAACAATTACAGTTTAATGAATCGAGTTTATCTTCTTGGTTCGCAATTGCAAATATGTCACTTGTACCATCACCGAAATTGATTGAAATGGAATGTTCTTGATTGTTATCACGTATTCTTAGTTTTTCAACATCTTCTTTTAATTCGTTGACGTTATCAACTAAAAAATTAAAGCATTCTAGCGTTTGTTTTACTGAATTAGCAACAATGTAAGCTTTAGAACCCGATCGTCTATCTAAAATGCTTTTTGCTTCGGTTAGTGCAGCACTAAATGCTGTTTTCCCCTGTTTTCGTGGTAAAAAAATAAGTGCTTCTTTAAAACGCCTAATATCTGAACCTTTTTCAAAAAATCCAAATAAATTCACACAAACAAATTTTTGCCAATCAGTCAGCAATAATGGTTGCCCTTTATAACTCACACCATTTTTATCTTCTCCTTGAACATGATGGATTGTACCTTCAATTAAATTAATGACAAAATCAAATTGTTCTTGCCTAAAATCAATATCTGTTCGTTCCAAATCTTTCAAAAAGCGTTCGCATGCTAGTCTTCTATCCAAATTAGCTAGTACTTTAAAATCAACAATTGATTTTGCATAATTTAAAGCTGTTTCAAAATGCTTAGATGTAATATTTGATAAGTCCATCTGATCACATCTGTTGTTGTTCTAAAAGTTTAGCAAAAGCGGATTTCTCTTTTTTAGGCATTTCTACTTCAGCTTGATAGGTTCTAGCATTCAGCATCAATCGATCAGAATAAGTACCTATATCTTTTCGAAGATTTTCTAAACTTGCTAAAATTGGCGATTTCTTCCCCCCGCTTTTTTCTGTTTCCAAAATAATTTCATAACCTTGTCTTTCAAACTCACGACTTAGATAATTGTATTGATAAACCATATCAGAATAAACTTCTATAATTTGATTGTATTGTGGCTTATATGTTCCTAATTCTTTCATATATTTAATTGTGCGTTTTTTTATACTTTCACGTTTTGGGATATTTTTAGACAAGTTATCACCTCCTCAAATCAAGATATATTACTGCGAAAAAAAGGGCTTTTTTCTGCACGGTTTTAAACGATAAAAACAGCTCTATTAATTGCTATTATCGTATTTCATCTCAAGGAAAAAATTTTTTCAAAAAGTCCTCGCTATTGGAAAAAGTTCCCATATCCGTTTCCCAAAAAGTAATTTTTAGATTTCAAAAGGAGGGGGGATTCTCTATCCTTTTTCCAACGCTCAAACTCTTTCTGCCTTTTTCTTTGCCAATATAAACCTTCACCAATAATCTCATCATTCTCTCGATCGTGAAACGTATTATGTTTTTTGTGTGTTAATGGTAATAAGTTCCAATCAACAAAAGCTAACTCAGGATATTCTTTTCTTGGATAAATATGATGGACCATTTCTGCTTTCACTCGAATACCATATCTCTTGCTTTCTTGACATTCATATTGATATCTTCTTAATATTGCATTCTTCTTTTTGATCCATCGTTTACTTTTATAAAACGAATCAATTGTCATTGTTACTCTTCTCTTGATTCTCTTTATAGTTTGTTCTAATTATTTCAGCCCCCATCTTCTCATACCATTCAACTGTTTCTTTTAAATTTGGCAATGTATGTGATAATAATTGAATCGTTAAATCAACAGTATCTTTCGAAAAACTGTTGTTAAAATATCGATCTACCTTATTACCAATAACCACATAGGCATAATTGCCATTCCAATGATCTCCCAAACCATTAGGATTATTTTCAGATTCAATAGCTATCTTATAAACTTCTGCCATATTTACATTTACGTTGATTGTTTTAGAGTTGTCTACAATTATTTGATGAATAGCGACTGACAGCTTGCATAGTTGCTCATCATGATCGAGACCTAGTTCATAGATGTCGTTGACTGCTTCAAGCATCTCGTGAATTAGCGTCTCGTCTTTTTGTTGTTTAGTTAGTCCTTCTGCAATGCTAATTCGTTGCTCGAAAGGAGAGTACTCTCCTACCCTCGATGCATTAGCAACTAGATTCTGATCGGTCACTACTTTAACTTGATAACCTGCTATTTTGATTTTCATTAGCGTTACCCGCTTTCGAAAGAATAGATAGACAGCAACCGTTGATAAACACGAAGAATTTAGTCTTTTTTATTTTTTGGTTGGCTGCTGTCTATCGAAGCATAATTTGTGAAACAATAGTAAACGATGTTCTCTGTTTATTATTTTTTGTCGATTTCCTAATCTTTCGACACTATCATAATAAATCATTTGCTAGGTAGTTGATTGGTATAAAAAAGGTATAAAAAGGAAAGCATTTGGGTAGTAAATGGGTATAAAAAGTGTAAAAACTGGCTACTTAAAAGCAACCAGTTCTAAGGAAGAAGCAAATTGAATGATGATTTTGTTTGATTCTGCTTTTACAGATTCCTCGCTCGTATTATTTCTTTGGGCAGTTACATAAATAGACATACCATTGATATAACGATCATAGAATATCTTTTTTCGTCTTTCCGTTACATCAGGTTTATGCGGATGCTGAATCGCGGAATATCCACGAATAAATAATTTGTGCAAGTACTCAAATTCTTTTTGTGCTTCCTCTTTCTCAATCATTATTCGTTCTGCCTCAAATGTATTATTGGCTGTAGAAGGCGGAACCAAGGAGTAAGATGCTGTTACCTTAGGTTCACGAGGTTGACCTACCCTATATCTAGCTGACAGATATGCGGAAAGGAATACAGCGACATTGTGTTTCGTTCGTTCCATATCCACATCTTTTGCCTCTGGTGTCTCATACTTCTTTACATCGAAAAGTACCATCCATTGATTCCTCCAATTATGATATAATAATTGTGTCAGAATTATTATTCATAGTCGGAGGAATCCGACTTTTTTTATTTTCTGTTTTTCCATACAATTGTTTTTTTAGAACAACATTTCGTTCGATTTTGACTATTTAATAAAAATTTGACAGAATTTATTGTTCGTCTTTTCTATTATTTCTTGTTCCCCTCTTGGATGATTATTAGCATAGAAACAAAAAGTACAATAAAGATAAAAGAATAGATCATTCTTTCCCCTCCACATCAATTGCAATGACGATATCACTCTCAATCCCTACTCCATCTCCGTCAGGGTTCAATTTAAATCCAGTTGGAGTCATTAAACACTGCTTACCATTTGAAATTACCCAAAAATACAGCATAGCTTCTGCCGGCATATTTTCTAACATTTCCAGTGCTTCATTTACTTTCATTCCGCTTCCTCCAGCTCTTTATTGCTTAAAAACGAATATCTAGAAATCGTAGTATATGCTTGAGCAATTCTACCAATTATCATTGTGTGAGATTTCTCTCTGCATTCAGGACATAAATCTAAAGATTCAATTAACAGCGTTTGTTCTTCCACTTTAGTGAGATGTCCACGCTCATCTAAAAATCCTATTTGTCTAACAGCGCTCTTTACAGGAAAAATGCTTTGTGGATCACCTTCATGGATAGTTTCTTTCTTTTTACAAACATCACATGTAATTTCAACTGTATATGTTTTTTTAGTTGCCATCACGCTTCCTCCTGTTCTAACGCATAGCCAGCAATATTTTTAGTATAGAATTTCGCCTCACGTCTCACTTGAGTGCTTATTCCATAATATCCAAAAGAAATTTGATCTCTTTGCCAGTCCTCTATAAAATTTGTTACTTTTTCAAATTTCATTGTTGATCCGTTTTTATTCCATATGATTAAACTTTTATCTTTTTCCATCTTATTTGCTCCTTTAGTTTACTATCGCTGACAATTGCTGATTAAAGTACAGTAAATATTTGACTAAAATATGTGGATTTGATATTTTTTACATAGTTTTATTTTAAAGGAGTCTAAAAATGCCATTTATAGTTTTCTTCTTTATTTCATTATTGACAATATACATACCATTTCCAACAGCATTGATGTATTTTCATAGGCTATCTGAAAATCATGACATTATAGTAACATTAGATAAGCACTTTTTATTACTACTTGTCCTAGTGGATTACTGGATCAGCTATTACTGGATCAAAAATTGTAAAATCAAAAAGAGGTATTATTTTTATCTTATTGGACTAAATCTTATAGAATGGTTAATACACATACTTTTGTATTTAAGATTTAGAACTGTAGATCTCACTTTAATTTTAATCTTCCAGACCATTCTTCTAGTGTGCATGTGCACCTTTCCTTTTTCTGTTAAATTCAGAAACTATATATTTGATCAATCTTGATTCCACTATTTCGTCGGATAGCTGACTAATCCTCCAACTTCACAATCTCAACTTCACGGGAAAATCTTTTGTAGTATACGCCGTTTGAATTGATCAGCTGATATATTTTTCCATCTCTCGATATAAAAGCAATTTCCACTATTGAACCAGTGACTTTATCTAATACTTTCATCATTTCACCACTTCCTCGCTCGGCTCATATAGCACCGCAAGCTTCCAGTAATCAGGATTCACTTACTTGATCTGTTCCTCGGTCAGCAACTCATGCCAGTCGCCTTCATTCTCATAATCCCAAATGATGTCATGCTCTCCTCTACGCTCGACTAGTATCTTTTTGTTACCTTCTTCATCTTTTAGGAATGGAACCATGTACAACGGCTCTTTCTCGACCTCATAGCCGTCTTTCATGCGAATGAGGGTTTCAATTGGTTTGTTTTTAGCAACATCTAACCAATTCTCAAAATCTGTCTTGTGTAGCCATTCTTCATCGTCTAATTCTCTGATTGCCATAAAAATCGCTAAATCCAATGCATCTTTATTATCTTCAAACCACTCCGCCACAAACTTCGGCACAACTTGCTTCTGCGGTTCGTCTAGTTTTTGATTACAAGAATGCCCGCCTTTATAGCCTCGTTATAACAAGCCGATCTTGCATCAGTTCCTATCATTTTATAGCTTTCTAATTCCTTCTTTTATGTTCATTGCTGTACCTCCTTGTGTGTTTACTTCCTACATTGAAAAAACTGGAATTTATATCCAACTAACAATTTTGTCATCTTTATTTTTTTCTTAATATTTTTAGTTTATATTCAGCATATCAAAGGAGGAGATGTGGATGAAATCATATACAATTCCCATTATATTTTTTACTGTCGGTTTACTTTTGTTTGCAACTCATTCATTTGTCGGTTCTTATGTTGATTCAAACGGTTTTTTGATTGAACCAGCATTCTTTTGTGTTCCTTTAGGTTATTTATCTTTTATGCTCTCCGTTTTTACCGCAATATATAGTTTCACCAGAAATAAGTTCTACAAAAAATCAGCAAATTAAACGACCAATTGGTCGTTTTTTTAGCGAAATATCTTCCTACTTCTTCTCAGTCACCGTAAACGGTATAATACTTTCTGGCATGTAATTTACTTTGTATTTGTATTCATTGACCTTCGCGCCTTCTAAATCTTCAACCACATACATGTTCCAACTAGTCATGTTTACAAGATGTTTTCTGTATTCATTCTTTCCTGTTTCAACTAGAATAACGAGTTTATTTTTATCTTCCGTATCCACATCTGTCGTAGACTGTCTTCACATATCATACAAATAGATAAATCCATGGTGTCTCATGTTCTGAGTCACACCAAAAGCATTCAACCTCTTAGTTAACTTCTGGAATGAATTTCTTTTTTCTGCTCATGCTTACTCATTTCTTGTTTCAACCAAGCCTGATTTGATTTTGACTGTTTTTCTTTTCTCAAATTTTTCCTTTTAAGTGGATTGATTTTATTAGTTTTTTGAGAATAATCTTTTACCTCCACTACTTCGCCATTACTCACATAGGCAGCTAATTCTGCCATTTCCTTTGATTCATAACGTTTAGCTCCTTTTAAGTTAGGAACTCCATATCCTTCTGAATCGACATAACACATTGCTTTTACAACGTATGCCACACTTAACCCTCCAATAGCTAATTTCTAAATGCTCTGCGTACTGTATACGCTTCGTTAATGATTTTCTTCAACGTATCCGATGGATAGATTCGATGACTTGTATTCTTGGTATCTTGTTCATATAACCAAGCAAGCTGTGATAGAGTATCATCATCAAGAGAAAATCTCGGTCTTTTCTTAGGTGTCCCACCTGTTTGCTTTGGCTGTCCCACCTACACGACTACTCCTTTTGGTTGATTTTCTAAATATTTCTGTAACCCTTGATAACACTCTTCGAATGACAAAAGAGAACATTTCATCTTTCGTACATGAAGCTCTTCCTTTTTCTTTTTTTCCTTTATCAAAATATGTTCCAGCTTTGTTCGGTCTACGTATAGCGCATAATAAACACGCAACTTACTCCAGCTTGAACGATCTTTTTTTATTTGGTCTTCGGTCAAATCTTTTAGCTGGCTATAAACTGCTTGCAAACATTGACGTTCATCACCTTGTTTGCATTCCCCCAGTTTTTTTACCAGTTTGAGATAGTTATATTCTTTCAAAATATCACCTCACGTTTAGAAAGGGACATCATCGTATCGATGCGCTTCTCTTTCTTTTCTGAGCCTTTCTTGTTCTTCATAGTCTGCCAGCCATTTCGGGATAGGTTCTTTTCGTGTTACGTTACGACTTGGCTGAGAGTTAGAGAAAGTCCTTTGGCTTTTCTTCGCTTCCCAATCTTCTTTCGCTTGGACTGCCTCCTGTAACGTAGAAACATTGTTTGACTTCCACGTAGCAAGAATTTTATCCACGTATTTTTTTAACCCTTGCATTTCTACGCTATTCTCATAAGCAGATTGAAATGCAAATAAAATCATTTCTGATCCCCATTCGCGAATCCACGGACCTAATGCGCCTTGCAAAATGCCAGTAGGTGGTTTTCCCCAAGATTTTTGAATGAACTCGTACACGCCCATATCTTCTTCATAATCTTTTATTTCATTTACTTTACTTTCTTTTTCTATTTCTCTTTCTATTTGTGTATTACGAACACCGTTAACTACAGTTGAAGTAGAGTTATTACCTCCATTAACTAAGTTATTGTCGTCATTAACTAGGTACTCTTTTTTTATGGATACTTCTTTTCGTTTTCTTGTTATTAATTTATATCTTTTTTGAATTCCATTTGATGTTAAAATTTGGTATTTTTCATACTTTTCCCGATTAAAAAATCCTACTTGAATCGCTTTAGATACAACTTCTTCTACTAGACCCTCTTTCGCCCCGACATCGTCAGCAACTAAGAACGCCGAATCTTCGTCCCACCGCAAGAAATACCCCATGTCTCCATAGATATAGCCGAGCAGGCAAAGTAGTATCTCACAAGTTTGTGATCCACACGACCTACGAATTTTTCGGTACTTAATATCTTTCAAAAAATCAACATCTAGTGAGTAGTAGTCAACGCCTTGTTTATATGGCCTTGCCACTTTATCACCTCCTTAGATAAGCGAGGGGAAACTCCCTCGCTATAGTGGTGGATTCATATCATCGAACAATGAATCCTGTTGTTCATCTGTATTTGCTGTTTCTTCGTATTCATCAAACGCTGATGATACGTCTTCCACTTTTTCTGCTTCTTTACGTTCTGGTTCGATTGGTTCTGCATCATTTAAAGTCACTTCTTCTACAAGATCATTATTTTCATCAAATCGAAAAACTCTTTCATCAGAAGTAACCGCATTTTGCATTTCTACAGATAAAATCCCCCATTTAGCTAACATGTTACGTAAGACGTTTTTTATCGCCATCGCATCATAATGCTCTTTCCACGCTCCAGTTAGCTTTGTTTTATCAAACCCTTTGGCATGTTTAATACGATGAGCTTCCACTTCTTGCTTTGTCCAATAAACAGTTTTTTTAAACCCATTTAGTAATTCAAAAAATCCAACATAACCGATTACTCGATCAGATTGTTTCGCATTGTAGTCAAACTGAAACTCTTCTGTCAGAGGATTCCATTCAATTAATTGCCCTTCATAAATTTCTATTGCATTAAGTGCTTTGTATTGTCCAGAACGTTGTGCTAACTGAATATAGCCTTTGTATCCTAGGATGAATTGGGCTTCGTTATGCGTAATCCAATCTTTTCCTACCTTTTCTTTCCGATTAAATGGAACAATATAGGCATATCCTAAATTTTTATCTATTGGTAAATCCATCGTTGCTGCTTTTAAAGCAGAAGCGATGATGGTCATCGGCTCTGCTTTAGATAAATAATCATCGCCACCAACTAACGTTAAAAGAGAACCCATAAAAGCATCTGATTTTTCGTGTAAAATATCATTGAATTTCTTTTTCATAGCTGGCTGACTCATCAATGTTTTAAAACCTAATTTTGAAACATCCACTGCTTGATTGTTTTTTTCTGTTAGTTGATTCTTTAAATCTTTACTTGTTGCCATATCACTGAATCTCCTTTATCACTAATCTATTTGAAGTTGATAAACTGTAAATTTCCTCATCTTTCATCACATATGGATATTTCTCTGCTATTTTCTTCAAGTCTTTTCGTTTAGAAACGACTGATTTTAAACAAATAATCCGATTAGGTGTGATACCTGTAGAGGCATTCTTTATTCCAAGTTCCTGAATAATTTGATTGTCGATTTGTCGAATACTCTTCTCTAGTTCCTTCTTATTTTTGAGTAACTCTTCTTTTTGATCGAGTAGAACATCATAATCAGCATGAAGCATAATTTCAGTTGAATCTAATTCTGAATAACGCTCTTTTAGAAAATCTGACGTTGCTTTACTTCCATCGATCAGTGGCTCTTCTCCGCCGATAATGTTCGTTTCCCAAAAATCAACTAACCGTTCTGTGATGATGTCAATCAGTTCTTGATCTCGTTCAACTCGTTTCCATATAAATCTTTGACCACCAATCAACACAGCGATATAACAATAATCCTTGTTCAAAACATTCATGTAATGTTGCACTTGACACAAATAACTAAGTGGCACTTCTTCTCCTTCCCATTCTTTGCTAAAAAATTGATTCGCTGTTTTACATTCAAGAATGGCATTTTCTCCTACTACATCACGATCGATATTTGCTCTTAAGAATGGATGTAACGGATGTTCAAACACTTGGTTTCTTCTACGGACCTTTTTGCCTGTTCGTTCTTGAAATTCTTTGGCAACAACTTCTTCTAAAACATTGCCCCAATAAGCTGGTTCGCTCTCTGAATCTTTTAATTCAATTTGACCCGTTTTCTCAAGCCATAATTGATAAGGGGATTTGTGTTTATTCAATCCAAGTACGGTTGCAACATCTGAACCACCAATACCTCTTTTGCGGTCTTCGAGCCATTCTTGATGGCTCATGTCTAAAGTTGATTTACTCATCTTCATCCTCCTCAGTTTGTGGTCTTCCCCAATCTGGAGTATTTAGGTATTGATCTAACGATGAGGCAAAGTCATTCATTAAACATCATCTCCTTTGTAGCCTTACATGCAGGACAATCGCAATCATTAGTTCGTATACTTTCTTTAAACTTATCGTTCATTAGTGTTAGTACAATTGTTTGCAAAGCAAATGTTCCACCAAATACAACAGTTGCTTCATCTACACTTGGATCAATCGCCCCAAGAGTGATGGCTACATCACTTTCGTTACACTCATGTATTAGTTCTTCAATTAAATTTTTAATTTTTGGATTCATATGGTAAAATCTCCTTAGTTATGTTTTTTTATGTTACCGATTAGCGACGGCCATCGCTGGTCGGTCTTTTTTGTGTTGGCATTTTGAAACTTTCTCTTACAGCAGTAACAACTACTAAAGTTCCCCAATAAATCAGCGCATATGCCGGGTTGATACTTGTCAGTATGATTGCTACAAGACACATAAGCAAAGCGCTTTTGACAGTCATTTTAAAAACCGTTCTCATTGCTTCACATTCCTTTCTAATTAGTATTGCGTTCTTCCCATTCCTTCACTAACTCGAAGTCATACTGCAAAACACCTCGAACCCTTCGAGAAGGTAACGGATCATTTTTTGAATTCGTCCATTTAGAAATAGTAGCTAATGAGACACCGAAATATTCAGCAATATCTTTAGCTTTCTTCCAAACTCTTTCTTTTGGTTGCTTTTTTTGAACTAAAGAGACCACTCTTTCCATTTGTGAAATCTTCATTTTAATTCTCCTTTCATGTATCCTTGACTGATCCAATAAGTTAAACGCTGCTCGCTTAGTTGACGAATATCAATTCCAAGAATTTCGCATAGTACACTGATCAGAGTCACTTCAATCATGATCTCGTCTAAAAACTCATATGCATATGAAATGATTTGCTGACGATCCTCAGCGGTTAAATAACCCTCATTTTTGAGAAGAATTTTCTCAACTTCTTGTTTCTTTTGTTTTCGCTCATCGGATTCTATCATTTGAAGCTTATCTAGTGACGAGGGGTCTCTTCAATAAACATCTCCATCAATTGATTTAAATAATCCAAAAAATTTATGGATTACATGGAGAGTAAAATCTGAATCTCGAAAATGATCAGTTAAAGCTTGAGCATTTTCTAACGTCACAGGCTTAGTATTATGTGGCGTTGTCCAATCACTCAATGACTGTTGAGACACATTAACTTGCTTTGCTATTTCTTTCTTCGTTTTGCCACTCTTATTTATCACCTTGATTAATGATTCTCGAATGACAGCTGATTGTTTTAACAGTTTAAACACCTCAATTTCTTATTCGCCCATATATCAATACGAGTAATTTTTTTATACTATTAATTTAAAGAATCAAACGAAAGCTGCTTCGTCTAATTCACGTTCAAGCTCTTTTTGAACTTCTTCAACTAAACGATCAAGTTGAACATCTGTGGCACATTTGATGATGTGTACTAGTCTAGGTCTTGCATCAAGTACAAGGTTTATTTTTTCTTGTCGTGTCATAAAAAATATCTCCTTACTTCTTATTATTTATAGAATGAATACTCCAAGCTGCATAAGCTAGTACTGATAAAGTTATTATTAAAACAAACAACCATATAATAGTTTTAATTAAAAACACATCCTTGTTATTTTTTGATATAATCTCACTATGGAAGGTGGTGAGATTATGGAAGACCATAAATTCTGCTTCAGTTGCAATAAATCTGACCATGAAAAAGGTGCACTGTATTGTTCTAATTGTGGTTTTGAATTAGATTCAAACCATTGTACAAATGAACGTTGCAACGCCAACAATGGACAATGTAGTGTGTTTCCTGAAGATGCTTGTTATTGTGATCTTTGTGGGACAGAAACAAGCTATTTCCTAAATGATTGGATTAGACCAAAAGTTTATGAGAAACAAGATTAATCTTTAACGTAATTTCTCTCCGCAATTTGCACAATAAATAGCTATAGGTCTATGCTTATCGTTGTCACATTTCTTGCAGAAGGATGTCTGAGTTTGCTCAGTTTCTTCCTTCTGTTCATTTAATATTTCTTTCATTAGTTTCATTTTCATTTGACCACCTCTCTATGTTTCGATTTTAGAAACTTTAGGTATAAAAATTTTTGATAAAGGTATACCCAGTAAATTAGCAACACATGGAATTTCTTCTGGTTTAAAGTTGTATTCACCAGCTTCCCGACGATAATATTTAGCTTTATCTTTGAATCCCATTAATTTAGCCATTTTATCTAATGAATATCCCTTTTCTTCACGTTTTTCTTTTATAAGTTTAAGGTTGACACTATACATTTATATCCCCCCTTCGGTTTCTTTTTTAGCAACCTACATATATAATACGTTGCGATTTTAGAAATGTCAATAAAAAAAGTTTCTTTTTTAGCACTTTTAAATATCTTTTATCGCAACTGTGATACAATTGTTGTGAAAAAAGCAACGTAAGGAGGCTTTTTAATAATGAATAACAAAGATTTAATCAACAGAATAATAAATTTAAGAGAATCAAAAGATTGGACACAATCCGAGCTAGGAAGAAAAATCGGGTTAGAAAAATCTGCTATGAACAAAATTGAAAGTGGATCAAGAAAAGTTTCTACCGAAGAATTAAAAAAGCTCTCAAAAGTATTTAATGTAACTACTGACTATCTTTTAGGAATTAATCAAGCCCCCGACTGGGCTGATGAAGAAGATTTAGTCGAACTAGACAAGCTTCTAGAATCTAACGTAAATATGGCTTATGGTGGCGAAACTTTAACAGATGAAGAAAAACAACGTGTGAAAGATGTGTTGACTGGTTTATTCTGGGAGTTTAGAAAAGAAGATAAAAGCAAAGAGAAGTGATTTTCTATGGAAATGGACGTAATTAGTCTAGTCGGTAGACTAAAACAAAAATATAATTCTGCTAATCCCTTTACTATTTGTGAAAAAATGGATATTCAAATTAGATACGTTCCTTTTTTGAATAATCCCAAGGGACAATTTCAAGAATTGTTAGGCCGATCGGTTATTCTTCTAAATCACGAACTGAAGTATTCTGAAGAACGGTTCTATATTTGCGCTCACGAACTTGGTCACGCTATATTTCATCGTGGGTTATCTAGCTATTACGTGTCAACAAGAACATCCAGAAGTAAATCAGAAAGCGAAGCGAATTGCTTTGCCGCTAATCTCATTGTTTCTCTTTATAAAGAAGACAACGATAAATATCCTAGAAAAATTGAGGAATTAACAAATTTGTATGGGCTTCCTGAAAGCGTGTATAGATTTTTAATTTAAATGGTAATAACCAAAGATTAGCCTTAGGGCTTTTCTTTTTAAACACAAAAGAACATAAGTTCGTATAAAGCTCTATTGATACGAAGATTTTCTAAATTTTCGTTCAAATAACATCCCTCCCCTAAAATATTCTTATTATTAGGACTGAAATACGAAAGGAATGATGTCAGTGGCCTCCATTAAAAAATATTACTTAAAGAAATCAAAAGAATATCGTTATGAAGTATATATATCAAATGGAATTAATCCTGGTACTAAGCTACAGAAAAAGATTCATAAAAAAGGGTTTAAAAGTCACGAAGAAGCAGAAAAATTCGCAAAAATTGTTGAAGGACAAATAGCTTCTGAAGAATATATACAAAATAATCCTAAAAATTTGACTATAGAAAAGTTTATGGACGATTGGATTAATAACTATAAAATGAATGTTAAAGAAGGAACAAGAATTGTTCACAGAGCAAATATAAAAATGTACATCAATCCATATATTGGAAAATACAAACTAGATAAATATACTAGAGCTGATCATCAAAGATTCATCAATCAGTTACTTACTAAAAAGGGTTTGGGGAGAACTAAGGAAGGTCTCTCAGTAACAACAGCCAAAAGTATTAACGCCACTCTTAGCAATGCTTTCAAAAAAGCTATTCAGTTAGGATATATAAAAAATAACCCTACTAGTTTTGTTGAGTTTCCAAGAAATCCATCTGATAAAAAGAAAGTTAAATATTATACTTTTGATCAATCTGAACTCTTTCTTGAATTTGCCAAAAAAGAAAAATCATTTATATGGTATCCCTTTTTTCTTATTATATTTGATCAAGGATTGAGAAAATCAGAAGTTTTAGGACTTCAATGGGCTGATATTGATTTTTCTCAGAATACACTTAATATTAATCGTGAACGCCTTGGGGCTGCTGAAAAAGGACCTAACAAAGGTTTAATTATTACAGATGACACAAAAACCCCATCTGGTACACGATCATTGCCTATGACAAAACGAGTAAAGAAAGCCTTATTGACTTTAAGAAATCAAGTAATAAAAGAATTTGGTTTTTTACCTGAAACAGATGCCCACGAAGCATTTATTTTTATAAATACTTACGGTAAAAATAAAGGTATTCCAATAAGAGATCGAACCGTTAACGGTGCTTCTCATAGAATTGAAAAACGTGCCAATCTCCCCCACATAACTGTACATGATGGTAGACATACTTTTGCAGCTAGAACGAGACAAGCAGGAATACCTTTAGAAGATATCAAAGATTTTCTAGGACATAAAGATGTTTCTACTACACAAGTCTATGCCCATATTTCTCCCGAAGTAAAAAAAAGATCCATGAATCAACTAGAAAACTATATAGAAGAGCAAATCATAACCACCCTTCAAAAGGGTGGTTTGCACTAGGGCTATAAGCCCTTTACACCGGCCAGCGCCTAAAGACGC